CATCAGAGCAAGGGGTGAGCAATGATTAACAATGGAGGCCCAGCATTTCCACGAACCGGATGGCCGAACGAAACAGGAATGACACTGCGCGATTACTTTGCAGCTAAGGCGATGCAAGCATTAATTCCTAGCGGACAAACCGTAGATTCAATGAAGTATGCAGAATCAGCATATGCCTTAGCAGACGCTATGCTGAAAGCAAGGGGTGAGCAATGAAACGCGAACTGTATGACTTCACTACACCGCCGGACGTACCAAAAGAAGTTGTGACAACCATGTATTACTTCCCGCATCAAACGGCGAGTGGCATGGGGTTACCCTCTCGCGCTCCGGCATACAACGACCCACCCTGCATGGCAGTGCATTACGACACCTATGGGAGGTTATTGTTTACACGTTTTATATTTAAGGACGGCACATGGAGGGATGAATGAGTGCAACGATGAGCATCCACAAACTCAGGATGAAAGCTAAACAGGACAGAGGGCAAGCGTGTCTTGAATACATGCAGACTAGAACGTTTCCGGTGACCCTCAAGGAACTAGCAGGGAAGCTCGGAGTCACTACGAAGTCAGTCTCGAACTCGCTCATGCCATTACTTGAACAAGGAGTCATCGAAAGAGAACTGATGCTGCGTCAATCGTCTATCTGTAAGAAATCAGGATGGGCTTACGGCTACTACACTATCGAAAAGAAAGATAAAGTGAAGAAAGCCAAAGAGCCCAAGTTCCAATTCCACGACCCATTCAACATACGAGGTACACATGCAGCCTGACACACGAGTGCGCATAAAGAGCACAGGGGAGATAGGCTACGTTGTTAAGGAAGATGAGGACGGCATGTTGTGCATACGCATACCCTCAGACAATAACTGGCCTTTCCCACACTACGCGTTTATCAATCGCAGAGATGTTGTGCTGATACGCGTAGCCAAACAACCTGACTTATCTGACATCGAGGAGGCACCGTTTTGAGAACACCCGAAGGACGCGTTAAAGACAAGGTCACTAAGCTGCTCAAGTCTCATAACGTTTATTACTTCTTTCCCGTTACAGGTGGTTACGGTGTGTCAGGTATCCCTGACATCGTTTGCTGCCACAATGGACGCTTCATTGCTATTGAATGTAAAGCGGGGAAGAACAAGACCACAGCACTGCAAGACAGGCAGCTTGAGATGATCCGTCAGTCTGGCGGTATAGCACTTGTCATAAACGAGGAGAACATCCATGAAGTCGAAAACATTATCAACGGAGCGTGAGGAAACAGTAAGGCTTGCACGAGAGATGCTTGAGAGCGCTATAAAAGAAAAAGTTAACTGCGTGTTGATTATTGGGGACGAGAAGAACGACAACTTCAAGATGATCGGTGTTAACGCAAACCTCATGGAGGTGTACGACCTAGTTGTTAGTTCGTTAGAACGTTTGGAAACACACTTGGAAAAAGAGATGTCCCCCAACAGGACGCTTAACTGATGAAAACGCTAGTCATAGATTTTGAAACACGTTGGGACAGAAAAGAATACACGCTAAGTAAGTTAACGACAGAGCAGTACATCAGGGACAAGCGGTTCAAAGCGTTCGGGTTATGCGTTAAAGAACTAGGTTCAGACGCTGATCTAGTATGGATTTCTCACAAAGATATTAATGAATTCGTAGCATCGACCGATTGGTCGAGCACAGCAGTGCTAGCGCACAACGCGCAGTTTGACGTGGCTATCTTGGCGTGGGTGTATGGGGCTAACCCTGCGTTGATCTTTGACTCGCTGTCGATGGCACGAGCACTGCGTGGTGTAGAGGTCGGCAACAGCTTGGCAAAACTTGCAGACGAGTTTGGTCTGCCGCCTAAAGGTCAAGCTGTGCACAGCACGGATGGGTTGGTTGAGCTTACCCCTGAGATAGAGAAAGAACTTGCTGAGTATTGTGCACATGACACGTTCCTGTGTGAGCAGGTGTTCAACCGTCTGGTTGATGGGTTCCCTGCTAAAGAACTCAAGCTGATCGACATGACGCTGAAGATGTTCACACTACCTCGGCTGATGTTGGACACTGAGATGTTGAGGCAAGCCATCGATGAAGAGGAGCGCAAGCGTGGAGAAATATTGGGACGACTCGGAGTGGATGACGGAGCATTGGCGAGTAATGATCGATTCGCAGATCTTCTCCGTCGTATGGACGTGGAACCCCCCACAAAACTTAGCAAGACCACCGGCAGACGAACTTATGCGTTTGCTAAGAACGACGCACTGTTTCAGGCTCTGCTCAATTCAGAGCGGGAGGACGTTGCCCTGCTGTGTGAAGCACGTCTTAAAGTCAAGTCAACCCTTGAAAGAACCCGTGCCCAGCGTTTCCTTGATATTGCGTCAAGAGGCGCACTGCCCGTTCCCCTTAACTATTATGGGGCTCACACGGGCAGATGGTCAGCGAGTCGAGGTTCAGGGCTCAATCTCCAAAATCTCAAACGCGGATCTTTCTTACGTCGTTCCATTCTGGCACCCGAAGGACACAGCCTCGTCGTCTGCGACCTCTCCCAAATTGAACCCAGAGTGCTCGCATGGGTCAGTGGATACGATGCGCTCCTAGACATCTTCAGGAGTGGGCAGGACGCATACGCTGCGTTCGGTGCGCAGATGTTCAACATACCCAACCTGAGTAAAGAGTCACACCCTGACCTGCGACAGTCTGCCAAGTCAGCGCTGCTCGGTGCGGGCTACGGCATGGGGTGGGCATCGTTCGCGGCGCAGTTGTTGACGGGATTCCTCGGCGCACCGCCCATGATGTACGACAAGAAGTTTGCTAAACAAGTTGGTGTAACTGCTGTCGCAGCTAAAGCGTTCCTCCAAGACAAGGTGCTGATGAAGCAGTTTGAGAAGATCCCTCACACATGCACAGAAGAAGAGTTGTTTTATCACTGCTTGGCAGCTAAAGCCATCATCGAGATATACCGCAGGGCAGCGCAGCCGGTGACGGACTTCTGGGCGCTGTGTAACTCAGCAATAAATCACTGTCTGTTGGAGGGTAACGAGTACAATCACAGGTGCATCACGTTCAGGAAAGAAGAAATTCTCTTGCCAAACGGCATGAAGTTACGCTATCCTGACATCAAAGTTTCAAAAGAGAAGGGGGTGGTGTATGGCCCCGACGAGACTAAGCTGTACGGTGGGAAGCTGACCGAAAACATCGTTCAGGCGCTAGCTCGTATTGTGATGACAGATGGGATGCTGAGAACTCAAAAGAGGTACTCAGTGTGTTTAACCGTGCACGATGAAGAAGTAGTCATCGTGCCGGATGCCTATGTCCAAGAGGCAGAGCAGTGGGTCTTGGAGCAGATGACGATGGAGCCGAAGTACATGTCGGGGATACCGCTGGCAGCAGAAGTTAGTTCAGCAAAACGCTATGGAGATGCAAAATGACAATACCAAAATCAGTAAAGATCGGCGACAAACGCTACACAGTTTATGTAGGTGAAACGTCTAGCAACTACACGCTAGGTGAAATTAAATACATCAATCAAACAATCAACGTATATACAAAAACCAAGATGCGCAAGATCCCCAAGTCAGAGCAGCAGGTTGTGTTCTGGCATGAGATTGTTCACGGCATACTTGAAGAGATCAAACCCAAACTCAACAACGACGAGCAATTTGTTCAAGCCTTTGCCGAGCATCTTGTTGGCGTATTCAAATCCGCGAGGTTCTAATGAAGGCTTGGTCTCACTCAGCGCTCAAAGACTTTGAAGGTTGTGCAAGACGTTATCACGAAGTACGTGTGCTAAAGAACTATGCGCAGCAAGTAACAACACAAATAACGTATGGCAAGGAGTTGCACAAAGCCGCAGAAGATTACGTTAAAGATAACGTACCTATCCCTGCGCAGTTTTCTTTTGTGCAGCCTACGATTGATGCGCTCCTTGCAAAGCCGGGGACGAAGTACGCAGAGCACGAGATGGGACTGACCGTTGACCTGCGCCCATGTGGTTTCAAAGATGAGAACTGTTGGGTGCGAGGTATTGCTGACTTGTTAATCGTTGACGAAGAAAGTCTTACCGCATGGGTCGTGGACTACAAGACAGGTAAAGACAAGTATCCAGACAGAGAGCAGTTAACGCTGATGTCACTCATGGTGTTTGCGCACTTCCCCATCATACGCATGGTGAAGTCTGCTCTACTATTTGTAGTTAAAGACACGATGGTCAAGCACAAGGTGATGCTTGAAGAGACAGAAAGTTATTGGCAAGACTATCGTGAACGGGTCGCACGTCTTGAAGCAGCGTTTGCTAACAACGTGTGGAACCCAACCGCCACACCACTCTGTCCGTGGTGTCCTGTTAAGACCTGTGAATTTAATAAGGGGTATTGAGATGACGCAAGTTAACGGCAAACGTGATTACAAACACGCATACAAGTTACAGAAAAAATCTGGCGAAACGAAGGATCAGATCGAGCGCCAACGCGCAAGGAGAATGTATGACAAAGATGGAATCGATAGAGCCGGTAAAGACATTGACCACATCACACCTATCCGAGCCGGGGGAAAGTCTACCAAAGGAAATACTCGACTTCGCAGCCCAAACAAGAACATGGCTGACAACGGAAAGTAACGACACGCTAGTAACGCTGTGGTCTGCTAAGCATGGGGATGGATGGTGGGTAAATAACATGGAGGTCATCCACAGCGACATATCAACAGAAGAAACGTTCTGGCGTTTGATGTTGCACGAAATGATGCGCAGAAACTTATTGGACAAGCACTACCACGTGCAAACACATAAAACTTTATACAAACTAAAATGCAGATCATAGACAACAAAGCAGTCTTGCTGCGGACACGCAAGCCTGACAAATACGCTGTGATACCACGCAGCAAGAATCTTGGAGAGGTGGCCCCCGGCGTACACGAAGTGCTTGTATTCTGGGGCTTGGACGAAATGCGTGTGCTGCGCAATCTAGGTGTGCGTAGCGTACCGTCACCCATCAAGGCTAAATACG